AGTAGTGTTTTATGCTCAAAGTGGCCACCGATTACGCGCAGTCCATCGTCGACGGTCGGCGTCCATCCGGCAAATGGATTTACGCGGCAGCAAAAAGATTTCTAGCGGATTTAGAACGCGCGGATATTTATTTCGACGCCGCGGAATCTGAGCGCATGGGCGCGTTCTTCGGCGAGCTCACGCTGATCGGCGACTCGACCGGCGAACCCTTCGCGCTCGCTCCCTGGCAACAGTGGGCGATCAGCAATCTCTATTGTTGGCGCAACACCGACGACAACGAGCGGCGCGTTTCGAACGGCCTACTCCAGGTGGGTCGCGGAAACGGGAAGACGACGCTCATGGCGGGGCTCTGTCTTTACGACCTCCTGAGCGGATCGGGCAAGCGGGTCCACTGTGTCGCGAATCGAGTTGAGCAGGGGGAGATCCTCCTGGACACCGCGCGCGAAATGGCGCGGGGGCTCGGCGACAGGCTCAAGACCTTCCAATTCACCCTCGAGGATCGCGACCACGACTGCATTATGTCGGTGCTCCCATGCAAGGCGTCGAGCCTTGACGGCCTCACGCCAAGCCTGTGGATCGCGGACGAGGCCGCAGAGTTCAAGGGAAGGTTCCTGTCGAAGCTTGTGAGCGCAGGCGCCAAGCGGAAGAGCTGTCTCGGCGTGATCATTTCGACCCCTGCGGACAATCCCGACGGGATCTACCACGAGAAAGTCACGCACGCCGAGGCCATCCTGCGCGGCGACATCGTCGACGATTCGACCGTCGCAATGCTCTACGGCATCGACGCAGGCGACTCCCTCGAGGACGAAGAGGGATGGCTAAAGGCCAACCCAGGCGCGGAGTACGGCCAACCGGCGGTGAAGTCAATTCGGCGCGCGTGGACGAGCGCCAAAACCACGCCGATGGGGCGATCGGAATTCGCGCGCTACAACTGTTGCCGCATGACCGACAGCACTGGCGGTTGGTTGGATATGTCCCTGTGGCCTGCGCCTACGGAAATCGACTGGGAATCGCTGCGCGGTCGACCGGCGTGGGTCGGTCTTGACCTGTCGAAATCCCTCGACATGACCGCGCTCGTGATCGCAGTCCCGCTCGAGGATGGCGCCGTCGCACTGCGCGGCCATTACTGGTGGCCGGACGCCGATGTGAAACAGCGTGAGCTCGACTACCGACTCCCCGTGAGAACCTGGGCGCTCGACGGTCACATCGAACTGACACCAGGGCGCGACATCGATTACCACGCCGTGCTTGCCAAATTGGTCGAGATCGCAGGGTTTTTCAGCGTTCAGACGATCGCGTTTGACCGTTGGGGCAGCACATTCTTCGCCGAATCCTGCGTGAATGAGGGTCTTCCGCTCGCGACTTACTCGCAAGGCATCGCCACGATGGGCCCAGGATGCCAACTCTGGCAGCAATACTGGGTGGGAAATCGCCTTCGCGTCGGCAACGACCCAGTACTTCGCAACGCTTGCCGCACCGCGATCCCGATTCGCGACAGCAATGGCAACATCAAGATCGACAAACGCATCAAGAGCACGATCATCGATCCGCTCGTGGCCGCGATCATGGCGCTCCACGCGTGGGGCGGCGAGGCGCGCAGCGTTTATGAGGAAGCGTAGTTTGGCGCATTCCCGCGCGAGCGCATGATCACATCATGCTCGCGTGCTCAAGGAATTAGTCCAACGCCTGTTCCCATCGTCGTGGATCGGTCACAACTACCCGATTTCATGGCTCGGTAACGACATGAGCGGCGTGGTTCCGACGGTCAATCCGTTCCAGGCACTGCGATTTACGCCTGTGTATCGCGCCGTAACGCTCATCGCGAGCGACATCGCGCGCATCGAATCATCGATCAGCGACTCGCAGTGCGACTCTCTGTGGCAGAATCCATCGACATTCATGTCGGCGTTTGAGTTCCGACGCTCGATGCTGATGAACGCGCTCCTATGGGGCAACTCTTTCGCCGTAATCAACCGCACCGCGAGCGGCGAACTGGTGGAACTGCTGCCGATGCTGTCGGAGCAGATTTCCCTCGATCTCTCGAGCGGTCGACCGCGCTACAAGACGCCGCAATATGGCGTACTCGAGGCAGAGGATGTGCTGCACTTTCGCGCGCCTGGACTCTCAGGAATCTGGGGCGAGTCGCCGATCAACATGTGCAAGACATCGATGAGCCTGCTGTCGGCGCAGGAAACGATGGCGCTTAAGAACTTCGCAAACGCTGGCAATCCAAAGATCGCGATTGTCCATCCCATGAAGCTGTCGCCTGAAGCGATGCAGCGCATTGAACGCGACTACATCTCGAGGCACTCGGGATCGGAGAACGCCGGGCGTCCGCTCGTGATGGCTGAGGGCGTCAAGATCGAGCGCATCTCGTCAACGCTCGACGACACCGGCCTCGAGGCCGCGCGCCGTTACTCGATCGGCGATGTCTGCCGCATTTACGGCGTTCCCGCCTCATATCTCAGCGAATCCGTCGGACCTTCCTACGGCACCCTCGAGTGGCTGTCGCGCATGTATGTCGACTCCTGCCTGCGCCAGTGGTGCGCGGCGATCGAGGGCGAGATCCTGCGAAAACTTGGCGACGGCACCGAACAGATGTACTGGGATCTCGATGACTTCGTGCGCCCAGGCATTGCGGAGCAAATGGCCGCGCTGCGCACTGGCGTCGAAGGTGGATTCCTCACGCGCAACGAGGCGCGCGAATCCCTCGAGCTCGAGCCCCTGCCTGGACTCGATGCGCCTGTCGTCGCCCTGAACATGGGAACCGGCGGCGGAACGACCAACAAGGGCACCGACACATCCGCAGAAGAGGGCACCCCAAATGATTTCTAGACGCGATTTCACCTCGGCGCCTGCCGTTGAAGGTCGAACACTGACCGGCATCGCTGCCGTCTACGGCCAACCGTCGCGCCTCATCCGCGAGCAAGGTCGATCGTTCACTGAGCGCATCGACGCAGGCGCATTCGGCAGTATTGGCGATGTGAAGCTTTACTACGGCCACGATGCGTCGATGCCGCTCGCGCGCACCCAGTCGGGGACACTGAAACTCGATTCGCGCGCCGATGGCCTGCACTACTCGGCGACACTTCCTGAAACCACGCTCGGAAACGATGTTCGCGAACTTCTCTCGCGCGGCGATCTGACCGGCGCGATGAGCTTCGGGTTCTATGTCACGCGCGACACTTGGAACAAGCAACGCACCGAGCGCACCGTGAACGCGGCAACGCTTGTCGAGGTGTCGCTTGTCCAAGACGCCGCCTACCCACAAACGACTTCAAGCCTGCGTCATGTTGGCGCAGAATTTCAAAGGGCCGTGGATGCACGGCTTGAACTGCACCTCCACAGGATGCGAACCTATGTCTGATCTCGAAAAGCTCCAGAACATCACCCACCACTACCGCAAGTCGCTCGAGGCCTACGAGGCGCGCACCGGTCACAAGCCGCAGTCGGTCGACACCGTCGGCTCTGGCGAAGAGAAGGAAAAGTTCGCGCGCATGGATGCGGACATGACCGCCGTCGAACTTCGCGCGCAGAACGCCGCGCTCGAGGCGCGCCTGTCGAAGATCGAGAAGACCCCGAAGTTCAACGCTCGCGTCCCTGGCGCGCGCGCCGATCGCATTGAGTCTTCCGACGACTACACCAACCGATACATGAGCGCACTCCTGAGCGGTGATCAGCGCGAGCTCCGCGCCGTGACCGCACTGGCAAACGACTCCGCAGGCGCAGGCATTCCGACCGACATGGAGCGCCGCATCGTCGAGCGCATGTACCAAATGTCGGCCATGCGCCAGCTCGGCGTGGTCAATCAGGTCGACAGCAAGCGGACGATCACGATTGAGAGCGGTCTGCCGACCACGTCCAAGACCGCGGAATCTGCCGCAGACCCAGGCACTGGCACCGCGGCGACTCTCAGTTTCCCAACTTTCGGCACTCAGATCTCTGTGGCGTACACCAAGTATGTCACGCCGGTCAAGATGTCGCAGGAATTCCTCGAGGACGCCATCGGTAGCGGTGGCATCGGCTCAGGCATGGATTATGTGGCGCGCAAGTGTGCGCAGTCGATGGCACTGAAGCACGACGAGCAGTTCACGATGGGCGACGGCAGCGGCGACCCGCAAGGCGTCGCGTTCAAGGCGCTGATCACTCAGAAAATCACTTCTGCGTCTGTTGCGGCGATCACTGCGGACAACATCATCGACACCTACCACGCGGTTCCGGTTCCGTACCGCACCTCGCCGAAGTTCTCGTGGCTGATGTCTGACGCAGTTCTCAAGACTGTCCGCAAGCTCAA